AACTTCTGTATCAAAGCACCATATTTTAATTTTATAGTCCTTATATTCTTCCATAATGCCTTTTATTTCACTTAAAAAGTCTCGACCTTGCGCATCGCCAATTGATCCACTCATATCTAAACAAATACAAAGATCGATAGTTTCGTCAAAATTCATACCTGGAAGAATTGCTCCGGTATGCCAACCTTTACGGTTAGGACGCATAAAAGTATAGTCACTTTTAATAGTGCTTTGTATTTGCTGACGTAATATTTCACGCCAGTTCATTTTAGGCTCTGTAAGTTCTTTGATCATTCTTTGCACAGCGGCAGGAGTATTTCCAGCACCGGCTGCTTGTGCGCTAGACAAGACATTTTCTTTTATTTCATCTTTGATCTTTTTAAGTTCTTCTTTAGAATATTTTGGTTTTTTGCTACTTGTACCATTGCCGTTAGAATCTTCATCTTCGCCGTTATCGCTTTGACCTTCAGACTCGTCACCGTTCATATCTAAGTGTTCGTCTAATAGTTCACCTAATTGTTCTAAATATTCTTTACCGCGTTCTTCTGCTTCTTTAAACAGGTCATCATAAACTTCTTCAGAAATCCAATTTTCATATTTGAAATCTTGGAAACAATCAACAATCTTAGGTTTTTCGCCAATGCGATCTCTTACAAGAATGTTGTTTACAATGTAATCGGCAGCTATGTTATATAGCATTGGAATTCGATCATCTCTACGACCTAAATGATCAAAAACACAGTGTAGGATTTCGTGTGCAATAACAAACTCAATTTCTTTATTTGTCATTGCGTTAAAGAATTGTGTATTGTAATATAAATTGCGACCATCTACAGCCGCAGTGGGCAACCAATCGTCTGCTGCCAAAATACGCAAACGGGTTGCCATATTACCAAAGAAAGGATGACGAAGTAGCAGTCCTACTCGTGCAACAATAATGCGATCGTATACTTCAACTCGCATTTCTTCTAATTGTTCGGGTGTAATATTAGGGTCTGGTTGCCAGTTTTTTAATTTACTAGCAGTATCTTTTGCTGTTGCTGTAGCCATCAGTGCCTCTCATTTCCTAACTTTATGTATATATTATAGCAATATTTACTCAGTTTGTCAACCAGAAAAATAAAGAACGGGCTCAAAAGAACCCGTTCTTTTTCACATTAATCTGCGGATTGTGCCGCTTTAATGTATTTTCCGTAACGATCGTGGAATTCATCAAAGCATTCTACTTCGTCCGGATCAATGGGCAATTGATACTGTGTAAGAGCAAGTTTAATACCCATTACAACTAATTCTGTATCAAAATTATCCATTGCAAAGCGCAGGAAGTTGTTAACTTTATCGTCAAACTTTTTATCATTTTTGTCTGACGCTTCTTTTAACTCGTAGCAAAGAGATACAGTTAAGGAATACATAGCACTGATTTCTTTGTTCTGTATTTCTTTAACTTTGCCTGCTAAAATATCAGTCGGATTAGGCATATCAGCAGCTACCTTACGGTGTGCCATAAACTTGACAGCCAAACCTTCACCAACTGCACCACTAACAAGATCTGTAGTAGTGTTTTCGTCTAGATCATCTTCGATCAATTCTGATACAAAGGACCAAGAACGCGGTGTAGCAAAAGAACGTGACGGAGATTTAGGATCAAAGTCATACAAGTCTTTTTTGCTAAACTGTAGGAAACCTACAACGTCTTTGTGGATTTTATTTTCAACAGCCCACTGGAACCAGTCATCAAAATCAACTGCAAGTTCTAAGTGAACAAAACGATTAGATAACGGAGCAGGCATACGATATGTAACACCTTTGTCGCTTTCGCGGTTACCTGCTGCAATAATAATTACATTGTCAGGTAATTTATACTGTCCTACTCGACGGTTAAGAATCAACTGGTATGCTGCCGCTTGTACTGCTGGCGCTGCCGAGTTCATTTCGTCAAAGAACACAACGATGTTATCGTATTGTGCTGCAAATTCTTCATCTGGTAGCTCTGAAGGAGCACCCCACGCCATTTTACTAATATTACTATCAAAGTATGGAATACCTTTAATATCTGTAGGTTCCCAAAGTGACAAACGAATGTCAATTAGATGTGAGTTAGGCAGACTATCTGTAATCTGCGCAACAATGTCCGACTTACCAATGCCTGGAGGTCCCCACAAAAACAAAGGACGTTTTTTAAGCATTGCGTGTTTAATAGCGCCTTTTGCGCCGTTTGGACTAACTGTACGAGTTACCGTTTCCATATTGTATTCCTCTAGTTGATCAGTGCTAATTTCTAACTATGTATATATAATAGCATAACTACAGGAAATGTCAACCTTTTTTATAAAAAAGATTAGCTTAATAATCAATAACTTAGGATTTTTCTTGCCTTTTCATTGCTTTTAATAAGCCATATTTACGTAAATCTCCACTAAAAAGAGTAAGTTCTACTGCTTTCTTTTCGTTCGTTACAGTGATACTTCTATTAGTTAGATAGTATGGACAATCGATAAATTGATCTAAAAATATTATTACTTGGGTAGTAAGAGGCATATCCTTTGGATATGGAATATCGTAAACTTCGAGTCCTATTTTCTGTAAAACTTGGTATCCTGCATCTGTTAATCTTAATCCGCCGGAACTTTTAGATCTCGTGTTTTGCCACCATAATGGCAAATATTCTTTGACAGTTGCACCGTTTACACTTATATTCAATTCTTTGAGAAATAACTTAGTGTATGTTTCTTTCCAGTTCATTCAAACACTTCTTCGCCTTCTGAAAGTTTGTATACACTAAAATTTTCGCATTTAAACATTTGATTGAGTTTTTTTGCTAGATTATGTGCGTGTCCTGGATTTGAAAAACTAGTTTTTTTATATTTTGGACCTGGATAATTTGTAAGTGCATTAGAGCTTTTTAGATTAAAAGGCTTACCTAAGTAGAAGACCGCCCATATAGCATCTGCTTCTAGTACTTGTTCACTTTTATATGTCTTATTATTAATATTTTCTAATAATACAGTAGGCTTTGGTCTACTCATATGCGTATTCCTTAATATTATATACGCATATATTTATCTCTTTTTTAGTTATCTACGTAGTTAAAAGCCCGAACCTGCATCTAAATTTACTTCAATAACTTCATTAGCACTACTATTAGATTCTTTTACTAATTTTTCTAATTCTCCGTGCAATCTACTTTCTACAATACCAATAGTAAATGCAAGATTTTTTGCTTGTTCTAAAGACAACTTTACTTCTTTGGATCTACTTGCTTCAGCACTTTTTACTTGTTGTATAAATTGCTGAAACGGAATAGTATTAATTGGATCTATTGACACGACTTAACTCCTGACGCATTTCTAATTCAGTTTTAAAAGGACCTTTTGACTGATATCTTTCAATTGTTATTAGTTTTGGACAAAAACTTTTAACCCAGCCTTTTTCAAATCTTATGATATAATAACCTGCACAGTAAGAACTTTTTGATTTTTCACTTTTAGTAAATAATGGTAATTTACGTTTGACATCGTACATAGTGTTATATGGAGGAACACTTGTAGAAAATCCGTGTACATCAAATTTACTGTCTCTATTTGTATCCTCTTCTTCGGACCAGACTATGTCAACGCCGAATTTTTTCTTCATTTGTCGCTTGTTATCAAAAAAACAAGTTTCGAATGAATTACTAAACATATAACGATCGTCGTTCCAGGATAATGTTCCTACTTTTTCGTTATTGTTTTCAACAATCCAGAAACGATCTTTTAGAACTGGTTTTGCTTTTAATGTCATTTAGGGTACCTCGCTTGTAAAGGCTCTGCAAAAGATGCTGCTTGATCTGCAATACGTTGCATATCCCACTTAGCACAGAACTTCATAAGACGCATACCAACTTGTGTAATGTCTTTAGGTTCTACTTCTGCAATAGTGTTATTAATTATCTCTCGTATATCTGCAGGTTGTGCAGACAAATCACAGAGTGTTACATTGCGGTTGTAGTCGTCCAAAACACGGTGCTCATCACCGTTATGATCAACCCAACGCTGTAGCATAAGATTATTCCAGTTATAACCTTTCGTGGTCTTATCGTCATATGCTTCGAGTAAGCCAACTTTATTCTTTGTACCTTTCTTACGAACGCCTGGATAAGCGGAGAAAACATTGTCACTTGTATCACCTCGCATACATTTTTCAAATAGTAGCCATTGCGGATCGGGCGCAGGCTTTACTTCTTTAGTTTTTTTATCTACGACAGGCTTGCCTTTGTCATCAAAGTAACCTTCGTGTGTAATTGTAACGTTTTGTATACCGTTGTACTGCTTTACGTTAGGTGCAATAAGTTGTGCAAAGTCACCATCTGTGCTGATAATAATATGGTTGTCTTCAGGATGTGCTTGCACCCAACCTGCAATCAAATCATCTGCTTCTAGTTGCGGATGCCGCATCATTGTACAGTTAGTCTTTGTACCGATGAAGTCTTTGAACTCATCAAAGATTTCCCAAAACACTTTATCTTCTTCTGCTTCACGTGGAGTGAGTGCATCGCGAGCTTCTTGACGGTTACGTTTGTAAGGTTCGTAATAGTCTTTACGCCAGCTACGTCCTTCTAAACAGAACACAATATGATCTGCATTAAAGTCTGTCCAAGCCTTTTTAACACTATTAAGTGTAATATGTAGAGCCATACCTACTTTAGTATCAATGTCGCCACGCACAACGTGACGAGCTCTAAAAAAAGTGTTAGCAGTATCTACTAGTACATAAGTTGCCATTATTATTGCCTATATTATTAGTTACAGTATACATTATTGCATATAATAATCTTCTTGTCAACCACTATTTTCTTCCATTAAAGACTGATAAATGTTTGAGTTCATAAAAGGCAAACTCTTTTTCTGACCGTTTGACATATGATATGGCGGCTTGTAAATATATAAATCAAATGCAATACTAACTCTTGGGTTATCATCTTCATAAGTGTCTACTTTATGAGATAAATGTGTAGGAAAAATAGTAAGTCCACCTTTTACATTAGGAATAGTGTAAATCATATCTTCTTTTTTATATGTTGTACCACTAGTAGGATAGTTGTCTAGGTGCATATTTCCACTCAAATAGGCAATTTCGCCCCTGCCGTGATTGTGCCAATTAAAAGATTGGCCTTTGTATATAATGTTGTACCAACTTACTATCTCTAGCGGAAATACATCTGTATAATCTAAATTTACAAATTCTAAATAAGAAAGTTGCATAAACTTTAATAATTCTTTAATTCCTTTGCACTCGTCTATAAAATCAAAAAGGTTGTATTTTCCAAATCTAGTTGTAACACTGGTAGGAGGTAATCCAGTACCTCCGTCTCCCATAATATCTAATTCTAGAATATCTTTTTCTTTTTTTAGTAAAAAATTTTTAACTGAATTTATTGACTCTTCTGCTCCCCAATTTACAGTGCCTATAGGAATGTCCCAAGTAGGTGCATAAGGAGAAATTGGGTGCATACTTTTTAACCGTTGTATCTTCATTAACTTACTTCACTTTTACCTTGTGAAATAGGAACAACATTAATATATCCTGCACCTCTATCAGTACTTTGTCCTTCAGCTTCTAGCATATTGTAAACAATATCGCGGAACCAACGATCTACAATTTCTTCTTCTGGATCGTTTTCAACACCATAACCTGCTTGAACAAGTTGTGCAATAAAGTATTTGTTCCAGTCTAGCTCAAAGAATCCGTTGCGAACATTTTCTTCATTTACTTTAACATCTAATACACTAACCCAAGGCTCTTTACGTCTAGTAGCATATTCCTTAGGATCTTTCTTTTTAAGAAGAGCCATTTCTTGCTCTTCTAGTTCTTTTTCTTTTTTAGTAATACCTGTGATATTTTTTAAAAATTTTTTCATTAGTATTCTACCTTTTGTATAATATCAGTAAGCTTCCAAGTATCTGTTTTAGTTGTCCGAGATAAAGAATATGAAACATCCATTTTTTGCAAAATTAAATCTAACTTGTTTAGCCTTAGAGTTAAATCTTTTAACTCCGACACAATTTTTTCTGTTCTAGGTTCTTTCATAATTCTTTCCTTACTTTTTCGTATGTATCTTCAGTAATCTTACTTCCACGTATTATTTCAAGGTCTTCTTTACTAAGTCCCCCAGGCATTTCCGAATAAGGAAATGTGGAGTCTTGGTGTAAATCTCCAACCCCTGACCATACAGGCTTCGGCGACTTCTTTGACGTTGAGATTGTATTCTTCACTGCGTCCGCCCAGCGGCATAAGATATACTGGACATTGTACCCCGGCACTCTTGTAAGCGTCCACAGCCCTGCCAACTTCGTCAAAATCGTCTTGGCTAGCGACAACAAACTTGAGATAAATGTCACTACCGTTAACAGTGCTATACTGATGAGCGACATCAGGCAATATAGCAGTATCCCAAGGTTCTCCTGAAACACTAAGTTTTGGGGAACAAGACCACGTGACCTTAAATCTTGCACTATATTTGAGATAGTTAATAAAGTCGTCGTGTAGCTTTTGTGTAGTGTTTGTTTCAAATGTAACATTTTTTAAATCTCGCATACGTGGATGTTCAAAAAGATCGATGTAGAGCTTTTGCCACGCTAACAAAGGCTCACCACCTGTCATAATCAAGTGAATATCTTGACCATTGTCCATTGTCCACTTACCTTCTGGAGTAAGTGAAAGCAGATGTTCAACTACTTCGTCAACTTCTGCAAGTTTATTAAAGTGTTTAAACTCTGGATAGATACTTGCATATGTGTCACAACCTGTATGAATAATAGGCAAGTCTTCAAACTTTTCTGTAGTTTTGTGTACATCACGTGCAATTAGATCTGCAACTTCTGCATTGTGTTTAATACCATCTTTGTGCTGTTGCCAACGATCTTTTGTTTCGTTTGTGCCAAAGTTCATACAACGAAAGTTACAACCAAATGTACGTAAGAACACGGAAGGGACTCCGACAAACTTGCCTTCACCCTGTACGCTATAAAAAGCTTCTGAATATCTTAATTTCATATTAACACGCAAATTCTTGTTGGAGTTTAATGTTGTCAAAGAACTCTTTCTTTGTACCTGTGTCATTCTTAAATGCACCTTTTAATACAGTTGTTTGTGTAAGACTACTATGTGCCATAATGCCTCTATTTTCACAGCAACCGTGTGTTGCTTGAATGTATACGCCTAAGTGATCTGCACCAGTTGCTTTTTGGATTTCACGTGCAATATCATTTGCAAGTTCTTCTTGCAGTGTACCACGTCGAGCGCACCACTGTGCAATACGTGTATACTTGCTAAGTCCAATTAGTTTTGCACTTGCAATGATACCAATGTATGCTACTCCAGTTACTGGCTGGTGATGATGTGAACACATACTTTTTAGTTCTGAACGAACAACTAACATACCTTCGTAGCGTTCGTCTGAATCATTTGGAAATGCTGTTGCTTCGGGTGCAGGATCATAACGTCCTGCCATAATTTCATTGAAGTACATCTTAGCAAGACGCCGTGCTGTGCCTTTTGAGTTTGGATCGTTATGACGATCAATTAAAAGTGTGTCTAACACATTTTCAAATGCTGCTGTAGCATCTTCAATAAGTGCTTCTTTGTCGCCCTTTTGAAGGACTTCTGAAATATTGTCGCCTGCCCAATAGCGGATGTTTGCATCTTGCAAACGGGCTTTAATCTGTTCTGCTTTGCTCATTTATTTCTCCGAGTTATAGACGTGGATGTCATAATGTAATACGGTACAACACTCATAATAGTATTGTACCATATATTTAGGTTTTTGTCAAGCAAAATATCGATCTAACATATCAACTCTATCTTGTGCTGTAGCCATTTGATCCAATTCTTTTTGAATTGTTTCAATAATATCAGAATGCTCTCCAATACCTACTACTTTTTGCATATAAACTTCTATGTTTGTTTTGTGTAGCTCAATTTCTGCTTCTGCGTGTTTTCTTGCTGCGTTTATTAACTGTTGTTTCAACTCCATATCCTTTCCTTATGTTAAATAATTTCCTTTTGTAGGAATGACATTTCTGACTCCGCCTCTTGGATCCTCCATATCACCTCTACGACGTGGTATTAAATGTACGTGTGGATACTCAACAGTTTGTCCAGCTTCCGCACCTACATTTTGTCCTATGTTATAAGCATCGCAATACCCTTTTTGTACCCAATCGTAACCCCAGGCATAGGCTGCTTTATAACATTTTTCAAGGTATTCCCAGGTTTGTTCTTTTGGAACAAAAAGAACGTGTCCTTCTGTAACAGGATACCCGTCATTAAACACAGTAAAATCCCTTGTATCTATTAATACGTTATCCCAAGGTACTTCATTAAACTGCATAAAATTCTTCCTTAATATATCTTTGTTGCACCATCAAGTTAACTCTCATTATCCTACGTTCTCCCAAGGATAAACTAACCAAACATCTTCTTCTGCTTTATTAACTTCGTGTACACTGTAGTCTACTTTACCGTTAAACCCGCTTGATAAGTTGTCTGTAATGGTAGCAAAGCGAACATTGCCGTGCCATACAGTTTCCCAACTTTCTGAATTTGGCAAACAGCCTGCCTGCCAATCTTCTTTAATCCAGTTGAATGTAGCACCTGTATCATTGATATCGTCTACAATTAAAATGTTTTTACGTCTACCAACATCCCAACGGCTTTTATAAATTTCTTGGTCATCTAGTGGAACATACCCAAAAGCATCCTCGCTCATCCAGCAATTAGACTCGCTAGACTCACCGTCGTAGTTATCACGTAAACTTACCTTTAATGCTTCGCCACGTACACCTAACATATTACTAAGGATAGTAGCAGGAACATTGCCCCCTCGTGTAATACCTACAATGTAGTCAGGCCGCCAGTTGTCTTTATACATTTGTAGAGTGATGTTTACACACGCACGTTCTACGTCTTGCCAAGTGTAATAGTGTTTTTTAATTTTCATATTTTTCTCTTAAATATTGTTGACTTTCGACCCATTCACCTTTGCGAATAAATCCCCATTCTCTTATTTTAGGACCTGGTATAAAGAGTGTCCAAGTGGAAACATTAGGCTCAAGCTCAATACGATGGAGGCTACGTGGAGTGCTAAATCTGATGTGTCCTGGTGCTCTCCAAAAGCGTCCTCTGGGAGTATGCTCCCAATAACCGCCACGCAAAATGATAGTGAGATAAGGCCAAGGGTGATCGTGTAAATCATCTAAATCTCCTTTGTGAAAATTGTGTAGAAAGATGTTAAAAGGAAACCATTTACGGTCTTTTAAAAAAAGATAATAACGAGTTAAGTATGGCTCATTTTCAAAACGATCCATAATTACTCGCTTGCGTCCTAGTTTGTCTAGAAAACTTAAAAATTTAGAACGGAATGTCATCATCTAATTCACCTGTCTTTTTCTTGCCTTCGTAGTCTTGTTGTACCATATCGTATACGCTTTTAAAGTTGCGCCAAACTTTTTCTAGTGCTGGATACTCTTTACACATACGTTCAACTTTGGTTGGATCAATAGATGTATTGTTAGATATCCAATCAAAGTCCACAGTGTCTGTTATGCCGCCACCTGTGTTTATAGTAATTGTATCATTTAATGTAAATGTATTATCACTTGATGATAATGTTATATCAGTTACACTATCGCCTGCCCAATATGTTGTAGTAGTGCCCATATTGATATCGCCTAGATCTATTGTATAAGTATCAGAAGTATCTAAAATATCATCTAACTTTAGATCACTAATATCAATAGTAAATGTATCTTCATTTTTCTTTGATTGCGTCATACAGTGCTGCTCCGCTAAAAAATTCTTTGTTTAGTTTAGTACGTTGTTTATCTAATGCTACAAGGAAGTCTTCATAGTTTTCCATATACTCTCGTACCTGTGCAACAACTTCACTACGATGTTTGCGATAGCTTGCAAAGTCTTCAGTCCATTGACTAGGATATTTAAATTCAGGCAATGCCATTTCTGTATAACTTAATCTATCTGGAACCATAGGAATAGCATCAACAAGTGCGCCTTCATACCAACTAATACCTAACGTTTCTTGCAAGTTAGCACTAAACACTATCTTAGCTTCACCTAGCAAGTTATGATACTCGTTTTTAGTAAGTTCACGTTCTTGACATACTACAAACTCGTATTCTGGAAGTTGTTCTGCTAGATCACGGAAAATATCAACTTGCTTCTCAGGAGCAATACGATGTGGGAAAAGTATAAGATCTCGCTTTTCCATACCTTTGTAACTGTCTAAACTGTTCTTTAGATACTCCATAGGCCAGCCAACGCGATGTGTTTTGCTGTCATCAATATCTAGACTTTCTGCAAACAATTCTATATGAAAATCTGTAGCATAAAAATTATCATCATAACATTCATACATTGATTGTTCTGCGTGACGCACCCAAGGCTTGTCACCAATTAGTCTACCAAGGAAATCGTGAGGATCATAAGAACCAGCGTGCCATAGGCCACCAACTCTAATGTCCACACCCAAGAGTTCAGCCATATAACGAAGCTGGATAACAGTCGGGTTCCAAGCATCCGTATATAGGAAATAATCTCCATCTTTAACTTTTCCTTTACAAAACATTTCACCAATTTGTTCAAGTTGTTTAGACTTGTATACATTAGTGCCGCCAAAATTTAGAAAAGCCCCAGGCGTAGTTGCCTGAGGCGTTTCTCCGCCGCTTATTACAACAACCTCACTATTTGTAGCCCGTTGCAGTTGTTTTGGAAGGTATTCCTTCCATTGTTTTGTATAGCGTGTGTCAACTGCTTCGATATCTACAATATAGATAGTCATTTTAATTTCCTTGATTAAATTTTCTCTGAGCAGATCTAGCTTTAGATCTTACCCATCCTTGATATTTTTGATAGGCAATCCAATTAGGATCATCTTTTTTATAAAGTGCTTTCTCGTCAAACACTTTACCTTCAAAACGACACCAATCGCGGTATGCGTCTAAGTCGTTAAATACCTTATTAACTACCTGATTTTTGATAGCCATATTTTTTGCTTCCTTATACATTTGGATAAAAGATACTACAGCCGTTTTCGTTGTCTTCAGCGACACTAATTTCTACAAAGCGGCCGGGAAACTTTGTAGCAATTTCTTTATACAAGTCGTCTGCGATCATCTCGCAACTCTTGTGATTTAAATTGAGCACTTTATCCTCACCATTTTGTCCTGAATAAAGTCTTTCCATCCAACGTTTGAATTGGATGAACTCGATGTCTCTATCGTTGTGGAACACTTCGATGCGCACCCGGAAATGAAAAATATGCCGGTGAGCAATACCAAGAAAGCCAACATCGTCCCAATCGCCTGTTGCAAGTTTTGGATCACTATCTGCTCCTGGATATAAGTGGATACCTTCTTTACTAAATGTAACCCAAATACTACGTTGGGCTTCGTTCATTGAACTGTTTATGTTATCATTCATAGTTTCTTCTTTCAGTCTTCGACCCATATAATTCCAATATGATTCTCGTTGTTCCATACTACTAATATACTTTCTTTATAGAGGTTTGTCAAGTCCATATTCACTCCAATCAGTGAATTTTTTATCATCCATTAAGTTGTGCAGTCTGTGACACCAAACACCTGGATTAGTTGCTTTGAAATCTCTGTCATCGAGCTTA